CTCTCAAGCGCCCAAGCCCGCGCCGCCGGCACAGAACGGGCCGGCTCCGACGCCAGGTCGTGGGCGCAGCGCGGGGAGAGGGGGTCGCGGAGGCCGTGGTCGTGGGCGCACACCGATTCCGCCCCCCCCAACCGCGGCAACCCGCGCTCCACGGGCGAAGTCGGATGCACCCTCGTGGAACGTGACCCCAACTGAGGGTTTCCCCGCGACATGGGTGATGGCGTCCGAAGTGGACAAAGCCATGCAGGACCAACTGCGGGACCACATCTACAATGTCATCGACGTTTCCCGAGCGCACGGGTCGCCTGGCATGTACTCGTCCCTCAGCCATGGCCCTTGCCTCCTCGCCGCGTACAACGTCTGTGTCAGCATGATGCAGCGCGAGCCTCAACAGCACTACCTCTACCACGCCGACTTCAAGACCTACAACATCCCACTGTTGCCCAGTGGGGTTCTGGTCGCGTCGCTCATTTTGCTGCTGACTCAGCGTGGCGCCACACTCAACGGCACCACGTTGTACTGCCCCACAGTGCTGAGCGTGGGTGCAAATGGCGCGTTTTCGGAGTTGGATTTCGCCACTGTTAACTACACCTCGATCTCAATTGACAAGGCACGCCGAATCCTCAACGCCGACAACTCGTGCACGATCCTGACAATGAACAACCACGCCTATGTCGTCTATCGCGGGCTCCATGCCCCGCTTTGCGGCCGAGTCCCATACACGACGCGGTTTGATTTGTCCATTGCTCACAACGCGCCATACCGCCCCAACGTCGATTCAGCTTGTGACCCCGACCCCCCGCCCCCGGCCGACGACGACGACGTCTCAAGTGACTCAAGTGAGGAAGACGACGACATCATGGTGCCACACAACATCCTCAACGAGGGACTCCGTTTGGCAGGGTTGGCGCGGACGGTCGAAAACTCGCACCAGGTGTACATGAATCTTCACAGCCTGCTTATGGCTGACAAGAAAATCCGCGACTCCAAGAACTTCGCGCGGTACCTGGAGGAGCTGATCAAGCAGGTCTGGACGGATGACGCTTTCCCGGCCAGGATTGCAGAACTCAGGAGGCAGGCGTTGCACCACGAGGGACCCGCACTCAGCACGAATCTGACAACGCATTACACCAACGTGACGGCTGAGGACCTCCTGTTCCAAACGAGGCTCCAGGAAGCGCACACTCGAAACCAACGGTGGAAACTTTGTTGGGACGTGCTGACTGATGCGCCCAAGGTCCGCGAAGTGACCCTCGGAGAGGCTGCCCACATGACGACAACCAAGCTGGTAACCCACGGAGTGGCTAACATTATTGGGCCTTTTGTTCTCCACAGCTTCTACCGGGAGAACAGGTCAGTCCGCACGTTTTTGGGCACCGCGATGCTGGGGTCAGCGCTGAAGTTCTTCCACGCCACCAATGTCGGGCATTACCTCTTGGAGCGCCCACTCATCCGGACCATGCGCATCTTGCTCACCGCGACGGGGTTGGCCAAGAAGAGACGGTTGGCCAAGCTCTTGTCCGAATGCGAGGTGGTGTCACGGCCGAATGCTGATCTGGTCGAACAGGCCTTGCTCACGCATGCGACCACAGCCCAAGTGACGCTAGCTGTTGGCGGGCTCCTCGCGAAACTCTTCGTGGGATTGGTGGCGTTGAAGATTTTCGGGCTGGCGATGGGGATGGTGCTCCGACCCAGCACGGTCATGCAAGTGTTCTACACTGTGCGTGGTATGCTCTTGAGCAAGGCGGTCGAGTGGATTACCGGGGTGACGCACATGGCCAGTCCTCGCTCAAGTTGGAGCAACTGGCGGTACACCGGGTATGCAGATCTGATGAGCGGGCACAACTTCACTGGGCTCGATATGCCTGCGTTCTTCAGCAACTGGGTTGGAGCACCCGTCGATCAAAACCCGCGCCGCCTGCATCCGCTGTTCCCTGAGCTGCGGGATGACTTCGACACTGAACACTACGTCGATTGCCCGATGCCACGCCCGCCGCGCCCTGTCACCAAAGCCAGTCAACTGGTGAGCCGTGGATCAGCGCCTGTGTTCGTCAGCCGCCCAGCAAATCGCTGCCAGTTGTGCAACAACCTCAAGGACGAGCCTGAAGGACGCTGCTGGTATTGCGAAACGTTGTTGACGGAGCCTCTGTGCGGCATGCAACTCCCCGAGACCTCCATGCCTACACCCCCCATCGTGCTCGAGGCCGTGCACCACTTCGTTGCCGCACCACCGCTCGACAAGACGGTGAAGTTGCGCCGCACGCGACCGCCACGTCGCAACGGCAAAGCCAGGGGGCCGACGCTCTACGGGGTGGCGTTCGGGCGCACCTACCCCGTCGCAATTGACTGCTCCGACGCGTCTGCTGAGCGCTCCATCGCCACGCGCTTGGTTCAAGAGACCGGCATCCGGCCCCCATCCGATGACAACTTCCCCTGCCAGCTCTACAGCGCCTGCAAGTTTCTCAAGCCCAAGCGCATTTGGTACCCGCTTCATCAGTACTACAACGCCATGAAGCCGGAGAAACGGGCGACGGCCAAGAATGGGTACTGGAAGCTGCGGAGGCTAGTGCTGCGTGGGGAAAACCCCAGGACGAGCAAGAAGTTTTCCCAGTTCACGTTCATGCCTAAGTTCGAGATGCTTGTCGGGAAGATTGGGACTCGCAACTCCCCCCGCCTCGACACCGCGGATGCGCGATATCTCTCCG